GAACTGGTACGGACGTAGGATGATCTCAGAGCAGGGGTTGGTTCCCCACTCATGCCCTGTCTCTCTGCGTCCGTTCATCTTAACGTGCTTGTCTGCTGCTGTACGTGAGAAGATACCACGCTCACCAGACTTAGACTCCACTAAGGATAGCCACTCACGCATGAACCCTTCCATGTCAGGCTTGTCTGTGTAGGCTACAGAGTTATTGGCTAACGCACGTTGACCCTCGTTCTCCCACCAGCTACCAGACTTAGCGTGTGCCATGCGTCCATCACTAAGGTTAGACAGGCTAATCATAGCTGAACGGCGTACACCACCCACGACTACAACCTCACCAATCTTACACATGATGTCGTGACACTCAATGCTAGTCAGCTTGCGTCCTGCGGCTGCCTTGAACTTAGCCACAACAAACTTAAACAGGTCATCAAGTGGCTCAGGTCCACTGGCTCTACCACCAAAGGTCTTGAGCCTAGCACCTGCTGGACGTACCTTAGACAAGTCCCACTTAGGAATGTCACCTGAGTATAGGTGTGACAGCAGCTTATGTAAGGCTCTTGCCCAGCCTTCCTTACTATCCTTAACTGCAATCACATCATCACTATAGTCTAGTGCATCAGGTACTTCAGGTAACTTTGCAATAGACTGACGCTCCACGCTGAAGCCAACGCCAGTACCACACAGTAGGATAAACATGGCCTCATCAAAGGCACGGATGTGATCCACTGGTAGGTAGCTACAGTTGTAGATACAGGTGTTGTCACGGTCTGCTGCTACCCCTGCTGTCATCAAGGCTCTCATGCTAGGCATCACCTCAAGGTTGATGATAGCTTCCTCAATCTCTTCCAAGTCTTTAGGGGGCAGACCAGTAGTAGCAATGTAGTTGATGTAGCGTTGCACTGTCTCAGGCCAAGTCTCTCGCCTGTTCTCTTCTTCTAGCCATCGTGCATACCTGCTAGTAGCAATGAATGTTTGGTAGTCAGTTGGTAGGTAATTGCTACTCATCTGTTGTCGCCCTCTCCGTGTAGTGTGTTAGCTTCTTGTCGTTTCTTTAGTTTCTCTACGTTCATCTCTGCAATAGTCTGTAGCGATAAACCACAGTCGTGTGCTAGTGCAGCCAGCATCCAGAGTACATCACCCATCTCTGCTGCAATAGCTTGTTTCTGATCCTGCATTGGTATGCTATCACGCATCATCTTAGCAATCTTACCTGCCACCTCACCTGCCTCTTCAGCTAGGCCAAGGGCAGGGTATGAGATTGCATATGTCTTAGGATATACTGCTGTCTTTATTGCACCTATCTGGTACTCATAGAAATTTATCATTACCAATTCTTTCCCTTAGTCTTTTCCATAAGCTCAACCATCTTCTTGAGATACCAGATAGCTTTCTCTGCATCCTGAATAGGATTACCCTTCTTGAACAGGCGTGAACCTGTGTACTTAATCACGTTACCATGACAGTAGCTGATGGCATCCCACTCACCTAGTACATCTACAATGTAGTCAATGGTTTCAATCTTACCGTCAGCATAGTGAGCAGGACTATTAACCATATCATCAATGTGTGGCTGCTCTGAGTTAGCTAAGTCTTTCATAAAAGCCTCGTGTCTTATTGGGGTTGCCATAACTTTACCTCACCTGTGTCTGTGTCGTACTCACCATTACGTAGGATACGTGCTAGTCGTGCGTTCTCTAAAGCTACTTCTTCAGATAAACCTTTACTCTCAAACGCAGCAACAACCGCAGCCCACGAACAATTCTCTGATAAGATTTTATTAGCAGTGACTGAGCCAACTGAAGGACATCCCTTGTAGTTGTCTGTGCTATCTCCAATAAGCGTTTGATAGTAGAAGTTATACTTAGCTTCTTCCTCAGTGATTGTAACAACTTCTCCATTGATCCAATGCTTTGCTGGTACAGTTTGTAAGTCCTTATCTTCAGACCACACAATAGTATCTGTATTCGCAGTAGATAGTATCCCAAGGACATCATCTGCCTCTACTCCTCTGTAAATTATAGTGTTGTATTTACTAGCTATGTATTCTCTAGACCACGGAAGCAGCATTGGCTTGCGTGTATCTGAGCGATTAGCCTTGTAGTATGGTGCTATCTTCTTACGATAGTTATCCTTATCAGACAAGGCTATGATACAATCCTGCACTGGTGCTTCTTCTACCAGCTTTCCAATCTGGTCATCAATGATTGCAGACACCTCGTTCTCAAAACAGTGTAAAGTCCACAGTCCATTACCCCAGTTAGTGGGTTTCTCTGCTGAAGCACAGGCTTTGTAAGCAATGATGTCACCATCAATAAGCAGTAGGGTCATCATCCACCTCCTCTTTTCTCTCATGTTTTCTTAGGATGCGTAGCCCTGTCTGTACCTGAATGTAGTCTAGGTAAGACTCAACGATCCACTTAATGCTTAGACAAATACTAACACTCAGGAATGAGCAGGTCAGTATTAGTTTCCATATGAAATCAAAGTCCATGCTGGATACACTCCTTCGCCTGTGCTACAGACATCTTGAACCACTCACCCCTGCGTTCAGCTATCTCTTCAGCAGCCTTATGTGCAGCAGCTTCAGCCTTGCGCCTGTCATTAGTAGACACAGAGTACATAAGCTTGTAATTACGGAAGGGGCTGCTGGTTTGATAACCATTAAGTCTATCTTCTGCATCAAGAGCCATGCCAATCTTTACCCACTCAGGCCATGCTGAGTTAGTGATGATGTAAACATATCCCTCTGTTACAGAGTTAATAAGATTATGACTATGCACATCATCCCAAGATTTATACCTACCTGCTTTGTGTAGTGGGTGTTTCTTGGAAACCTCTTTGCCATTAACATACATTCTATTAGCATCACGCTTACGTACTGCCTCTGGATTATCCTTATAGAAAAAAGGTTTACCTGTCTTTGGGTTAATGGGTATCTGCCCAGTTGTCTCCGTACTTGTACTCACTGTCGAGTCTACATCTGAACTTGAAGTGTCCTTCAACGTCCCGCATACACTTAAGAATAACTCGCCCTGCTTCATCTTCCTGTCCCTTCTTTACTACTACTTGAACCTCATCATGGATAAACGCTACAACTCTTGCGTCTAGCTTAGCCTTCTCTAAGGCACGACATATAAATACGTACCAAGTCTTACAGATAATTGCACCACAACTCTGGAGTAGCGTGTTGAGTGCAGCATGGCTATGTCGGATAGGAATGATACGTCCATCCAATCCCTTAACAAACCCACGCTCATCTGCTGCCTTGGCAACAGCATCCCTCAGGTACTTAAGTGCTGGTAGTTTCTTCAAGAACTTATTCTTGATTGCCTTACCTTCCTTCGCACCCTTGCCTATGATCTTGCCTGTCTTCTCATCACCTGAACCATAGAGGAATCCATATATGAATGTCTTGGCTTGGTTACGTGAGTCCAGACCAGCAGCCTTTTGATTAGCAGTATGAATGTCACCATTCAAGACCACATCAGCATACGATCCATTGTCATAAGCAGCCATATAATGAGCAAGGCAGCGTAGCTCAAGACCAGAAGCATCAGCACCAAGTAAACTATACCCGCTAGGAGCAATGAATAGTTCTCTACACTCCTTGCCATATGGCGCACCAACGCTTGGCACTTGGGCTGTGTTAGGATTGGAATGAGTACAACGAGAGGTAACAGCACCCATGTGGTTAACTCGTCCATGTATCTTGCCTCCTGTCTGCATCTTTAGCCATGCCTGTTTGCCAGTACCTAGCTGACCTATACGTTTGTTCAGCATGAGGTACTCGTTAAGTAGCTCTGCTTCAGGCATATCAATACCAGATAAGATAGTCTCGTCTACCTTGGGGTCTCCACTGTCAGTGAATACCTCAGGCTCCCAGCCACGCTTCATCAGTCGGTCAGCAATCTGCTGTCGTGATGCAGGGTTGAAGGGGATAGTCTTTGTCTTAGTCTTTAGCTCTACAATAGTAGGCTCAAAGGTCTCTTGAAGTTTGTCTTCGATCTCCTGCTTGCGTCCCTGTAGCTTAGCAAACAAAGCCTCAGCCTTGGGTACGTCAAATGGGAAACCGTTTTCCTGCTGCTTAATGAGCAGAGTATGTATCTCAGTCTCTAAGTCTAAGGCTTCCTTGCTAAAATTTTTCTCCAGAATTTTGGAATATAACTTAGCTGTAACCTCTGTGTCTTGGATGCAGTAGTCGAGCATCTCAGGGGTGTATGTTGCAAAGCTCTCGCTGCCACTATTGAAATCACCTTTTAATTCTCCTAGTCTGTAGCCCCATGCCTTGAGACTATGACTACCAATCAACTTAAGGGGAAAATGTTTCGCCTTGTTTAGCTTGAAGTCTAGCTCCTTTACATGAGGCCATATTGTTCTAGAGTATACCAACGTGTCAATGACCTCACCCTTGTAGGTGTAGTCATACAACTTCTCTACCACTCGCAGGTCA